CAGGTGTACGTATTTTTGTACTGTAAATTGCGATAGCGCGTCGCACATAAATTAAGCCTCCGGTACTGGATCAGGCTGCGGTGGTTGTGGCATTACTTCGCAAGTGCCGTTGTAGTACCACCAGATATCGGCAACACAATCATTCGGACAATCAGTCCAGAACAGCGGCGCGGCAACAGGAAAAGTCTTGTCGTCCGGCTCAACCTGCGCGATACGCTCACCGACATTGCCTTGATAGTCAGTACGTTTTTCTTGTGGAGAAACTAAAGCTTTCATATTTACCTCCTGTTAATCAATAAAACTCTTCGACGATGACGATGCCGGGTGCGCCTGATTTTGCGGGTTTTGCTGAACTTGGGCCATTATTATCAGCATCGCCACCGCCTCCGCCGCCATAATTACCGCCCGCTGACCCTGTTGCGCTAACTCCGCCTCCGCCACTTCCACCGGCACCAAAAATAGAATTACCACCGGGACCACCAGCATTACGAGCGCCAGCACCGCCACCACCAGTAAAATTTATACTCCCTCCCGATCCAGCCCCACCAGCCCCACCAGCGGTTGTAGACCCCGCACTACCAGCAGTTGCAGAACAAAACGCGCCGAATGAGTTAGTGCCGGGACCAGCAGTTACAGCAACCGGGCCGGGAATAGCGGGTGCATCGATATATTCAATAGCCGCGCCGCCAGCGCCGCCGCCTCCCATAGCAAAAGGTGTACTTGGCGACGAACCACTATTACCGCCAGCACCAACAACCGTCACCTTCACCGCTTTTAGTCCAGCAGGTTTAGTCCATGTAGCAGGTGCGACGTAAGCGTTCATGGCGTAGTTACCACCAGCCGGTTGACCTGCGATGGTCAATGAAACCGGTATAGCAACCGCGCCTGCGGAGCTAATCGTAATGTAATCCGTCCCGCCAACTTGTATTGCTGCGGAGCCGTCGTTGTTTGCTTTGAGTCCTGTGCTCACTTAGACCTCCGATTAATAAAACTCTTCTACGATGACGATGCCGGGTGCGCCTGATTTTGCGGGCCTAGCTGCGGCTGGGCCGTTTGGAGCGGCATCACCACCACCTCCGCCGCCATAATTACCACCCGCTGAACCTGAAGCAGCAGCAGGGCCTCCGCCACCCCCACCAGCACCAAAAATAGAGTTCCCGCCAGAACCACCCGCTGTTTGCCCACTACCGCCGCCTCCAGTTCCATCGCCACCATCAAAATTTATAGTGCCACCTGACCCTGCCCCACCAGCCCCTCCGGTAGCAAGACTGCCTGCGCTACCAGCAGTAGCTGAACAAAACGGACCAAATGAATTAGTGCCGGGACCTGCCGTTACAGCTACCGGGCCGGGGATAGAAGGGGCTGGAATAAAGCTAATAGCCGCACCGCCAGCGCCGCCGCCTCCCATAGCACTAACTGAACTTGGCGAACTCCCGCTACTCCCGCCTGCGCCAACAACAGTCACCTTCACTGCTTTCAACCCAGTGGGTTTAGTCCATGTAGCCGGTGCGACGTAGTTTTGTAGGGCGTATACGGTTCCGCCACCCGCAGTCAGAGTACCAGTAACCGTTAAGTTACCCGGCATGGTGATATTTTGTGACGCATCTGCCGTTAGCGCAGTAGCGCCTGTACCGGTACCCGTCTTTAACTCAAGTATGCCGGTGTTGTCGCTGCTAATCCCTAGCCCACCTGTTGCGTTACCTGCTGTAATTGTCGATGCCATAGTCGCCTCTTATTGAACCACCCAGCGTGCGCCGGAAGATACCGTGACAGAAACTGGAGATGTAATTGTCGCTGATGCCACAAGCTGAGATACGCTCACTGTGTATGTACCTGCGCCGCCTGTGCCTGTACCAAAAGCTGTGATGGTTGTGCCTGCGGTTACACCCGTACCTGAGATTACTGCACCGACATACAGAACGCCGGAAGTTACAGAAAGCACCGTTAGCGTCGTACCCGCCAACACACCGCCATCATTAATCGTACCGGTTACTTCAATCGACTCAATCGTAATTGGTCCAGTTGTGCTTGCGTTCTTGTCCGCAGGGATAGTGTAGTTAGCTGTTATTACTTGGTCGTTCTCGTAAAAAATCTGATTGCCCGCACTACCTGTCGCACCACCACCAATCGAACTCCATGCGTTTGTGTTGATGTCGTAGCCTTCGTACTGACCAAACGTCGTGTTATAGCGAATACCTGTACCCGCACGTTGAACCGATGTGCCTGTTGGGACTTTTAAGCTACCGGTGCCGCCAAACTCACCGTTGCCTGTGACGGATAAGCTGTTGTTGATTCTGTTCAGCCCATCCGCGATGTTAGTACCATCGCAGTAGATAAACGAGGTGTATGTATCAGGTATTGTGACGGTCGTACCACCAGTCGGCGTTGTGCCGTTAGCCAGCGTAGAAGCGGAGATGGTTGCAGTCTGGCCGGTGCTGTTCTTGATGATGTAAATCTTATCTACCGGAGGAACGTAAAGCGTGAACGCCCCTACAGGCGTACCGCCCAGTAATAGAACCGCTTGCCTTGCTTGATCCGTTGCACCGTCTAACGCGCTTAGTGCTTGGTTGCCTGTTACCGTGATTGACGCAACCCCAGTAATTGCCTCTGTCAGCAACGTCGCTAGGTTGTAGTTGGTTGTGTTACCCCACACACCGGCTTGATCGCCTGTGCCAATCTCCGCAATTCGTAGATTGTTGTTATACGTAGTCGCCATGATTTATCCTTACACAACCACCCATCGAGAGCCGTTAGCCACCGTCACCGTCACGCCGTTCGCTACAGTTACCGTACCTGCGCTCATACCGTTGTAGCCAGAAGCCACCGTAGTATTAACTGTTACGTTCTGCGAGTTCAAGTAAATTGCCGCTGTCCCCGCCCCTGCATAAACCGCCTGCCCTTCATCTTCATATACCGACTTGCTTGCAGGGTAGGTAACGAATACGTCTTTACTGTTACTTGCAAAGTTAATCTTTGCCGTTGTACCTGACGAGTTCGACAGCACCGTGTCTCTTGAGAGTGTCGTACCTGACGCGGTGTACGTACCAATCCCGACTTCCCAAGTGTTAGCAATACTGTCAACAATAGTGTAGTAGGTGGTGTTGCCGTTGCCAATAACCGCAAACGACTGAAACCCAGCAGCAGCGCCAGCAAGCGTCAATGTGCCTGTACCGGCTGTGGTCGATGTTTCCTTTACGCGGTCTGCAACAACAAGTGCCATCGATTACACCGTATTTATTTTGTTCCACGCAGTACCGGGATCAGTATCAATCTCACCCCAAGCAGTACTACCCGACGTATTTATATTTTGCCAAGTTACCGACTGATCGTCATCTACTAGCGCCCAGCCACCGTCAACACTACTGTTAATATTCTGCCAAGTTACTGATTGGCTGTCATCTATTAACTCCCACAACAGCCTTGCAAAAACCGTATCCGAGAACCTAGCCTGCTCAAGGATCGATGCAACAAACGCGGCGGCGGCTGCATCAATATCTGTAAACCCTACCGATTCATCTATTGAACCGGCAAAATCGACTTGCGCAACCTCGGTACTTGACCCTTCTACCGTTTCACTGACTGTAGCAAATACTTCAAGCGCCCCGTCTTCGCTGCTTGATACTTCTATCGTCTCATCTTGATCTGCAAAAAACACCAGCGATACGGTGTAGTCTGGGTCACTTGCCGTTACCGTTTCATCTACCGCCACCGCAAAGTCTGTCTGCGCAGCTTCCGTATCTGAACCCGATATCGTTTCGCTTACCGCTACAACAAAATCAACCTGCGCCGCTTCGCTGCTACTACCGCTTATGCTTTCGGTAATACTCTGGTCGGTTGTGTAGACTGCGCTGTTTGCATCACTCGTCTCTACCGTTTCACTGATTGCCGCCGTAAACCCAACCTGCGCTGCCTGACTATCTGAACCTGTTACTGTCTCGCTTATGGCACCCGCAAAATCTACTTGTGCTGCTTCAGTACTGCTTCCACTTGCGGTCTCGCTAATAGCTACGACAAAATCAACCTGCGCTGCCTCTGTACTACTAACACTTATGCTTTCGGCTATGCTCTGATCTGTCGTATAAACCGCGCTGTTAACATCAGACCCAGTAACCGTCTCACTTACCGCCGCCAGTACGTCAAACTGCGCAACAACTGCATCACTACCTGTAACCGTTTCACTTATTGCACCAGCAAACGCAACCTGCGCTGCTTCTGTATCACTTACCGTTACAGACTCTGAAATAGAGACCGAAAACGTAGCACCGCCCAGTGTGGAAAAGGGCGCTTGCGAGAAGGTCGTGATGCCAAACATGCGCCCTTAACCTTTTATGCTGCCGTTAGTTGATCCTCATCAAACCAGCGAGACTGTGTCACTTCGTCCGAATCAGTCCACGAAATCAAGTACTGCACGTTGCCATCTTCATCCATGCGCATGGCTTCAACCGGACCTTGTGGGACGATGCCCTTGGTCTTGACGTTGTCGCCTTTCTTAAATGCCGCCATATGTCCTCCGTTACGCTGCGTCTGCGTTGAATGTGTAAGTGACGTTAATGGTGTCACCCGAAGCTACGAGCTTGTCGCCGCCGGTAAAGTCGCCTTCCGAGAACAGGATGCCCGATGTACCAGATGACACGTTAGTCAAAAACGCACCGGCCACTGTACCGCCAGCACCGCTAATCACAAAGGATGAAGGGGATGCCGTGTTACTAATCACCGAGGGATCAGCCAAAGTAGGGGAACCAAATGTCACAGCCTTGCGGTTACCAGAGTAGTTAGTGAACTCAGTCCAACCACCATGTGTTACCAACGTGTCGCCAGCAGCGTAGGTTGTGCCCGAACCCGGCCCTGTAACCAAACCAAGATACCAAGCGGCGCTGTACGTCACGCCCTTGAAGTACTTGTTGTTCAAGTCTTGCAGACCTTCGTTGACGACGAGGTTGTGGAATGTATCTTCCCACTTTAGGTTGCCGTCAGCGTCGAAACACTGCACATTAAACACACCGCCCAGACCTACACGAGCATCGCCTTGCGCGGACTTGCCTACGCCAGCCTGAACGGTTTCACCCATAGTTGATTTTGCGATAGGCATGATGACCTCTTAAGGAAAACGAATTAGAGCCGTCGTTGCCGTATTCGCTGGCATGGTGACGGTGTTGTTGGTTGAAGTGAAGGTTTTGTCTGAACCGAAATCCAGCACGGCTACAGATTTATTTGCCCGCGTTAAGTTATAAATTAACGCTCCCCGCGCAGTAAAACTAGCACTGGGCCACGACACATTATCGAAGTTAACGTAGACGGTACCGGTTTGCGTATCTGTTGAAATCGTTGCCCCAGTAACTAGTTCGCCGCCCGGAAAATACCCAGTGCCAACGACTTCATTGTTTGAGGTGTACTCAGTAGTTAGTGGGCCAATATCAGAAAGTGCGGTGTACAACGCCATATAAAGCGTGTCCGTGATGATGTCCTGACCTGCCTGTAGCATGTCCTGCTTGAAGCTATTTGTTAGTCCTTGCTGGATCACGGATTCACCTTAATTTTCGCCTGCCCGTCGCGGTATGCGTCACCACGCTCAAGACCTGTACCCAGACGATTCAGTTGTGCAAGGGCATCCTGATACTTTTTCTCGTACGCCGCCATCATGTCCTGCTCACCCTTCATGAATATGTACGCTTCTACCAAAGAGCCATACAGCAGTACCGGAGAGTAGTTATCACCCAGCCATGTGCGCCCATCAGCGGCGGTTGTGATTGACTCGGGGTAATAGTAATAGTGCAACTCTACGTCGTACGCATCATCAGGTGTAGGAGCCAAAATAAAGCTCAACTCATCCGTGATGACATTCGATGTTACTGTCGGGCCAAACAATGCGTAGTATTTGGGCAACCCTTCAATGTTTGGGTTGGGGTAAGACGCTCGTAGAAAGTTCACATCTTTGTTCAGTAAGTACTCGTAGTTCCCATCACCGTCAATAACAGCTATGGAAAACACTGACAAAAAGTCACTTGGGCAAGACAGATACTTGTTGCCGTTCGTCGTCAAACCCGTCACGTTTTTGCGGAGCGCAGGAATCTGCACCGTGTTATAGATACGGGTCTCAGCCTGATCTACAAACGTAGGGATATTAGCTACGAAGTCAGACTCGTAGTTCTGCGTGTACGACTGAATTTCAGCAACAAGTTCTGTGTAATTCACAGTTCACCTCAACCCATCGGGCCACGCGCCATTACACCTTTAGTAGCTGCACCGGTACCGCGAATCTTGATGCCGGTCGTCTTGGCTTCTTTGTAGTTGCCTTTGGAGATGCCCGCAACTGATGGGTTCATCTCGTTCATGACTTTTGCGCCAGCGGTGTAAATAAGTTCCGCTTTCTGTGGTGCAGGTTTGATCTTATCCATAATGTCTCCTCAACCAGTCTTCTGGTTCATCGCACGTGCCATGTTGCG